TTATTTCCCACGATTAAACACCTCTAACGCACCCTTGATCCATTCAGCATTTTCTTCATCATATTGTAGTGAAGAAATCATGTCATACAAGCTTGTCTCTAGTTCCTCTTTTTCTTTTCGAATGTCTTTAATGGATGCACCAATCGCAGCCATATCCACAGGTTCTTCTTCTTCAAACGTATCGACGTATCGAGGGATGTTCAAATTGAAATCATTCTCTTTGATTTCATCGAATGTTGCAACGTGGGCATATTTCGCGACATCTTCTCGTTTTTGATACGTTTCGACAATCCTATCAATATGTTCTTTAGAAAGTTTATTTTGGTTCTTTCCTTTTATAAACTCTTTACTTGCATCAATAAATAACACATCACGAGTACTGCGATTTTTCTTCAAGATGATGACTGTTGTTGGAATCGATGTGCCAAAGAATAAGTTACCTGGCATACCAATCACGGCATCAATACTGCCATCTTCCAATAATTTCTTACGGATCACACCTTCCGCCGCTCCACGGAACAGAACTCCATGTGGTAAGACGATCGCCATTGTTCCCGAATCTTTCAAATGGTAGAACCCATGTAAAAGAAAAGCAAAGTCGGCTTTTGATTTTGGTGCTAACTTCCCGTAACGATTGAAACGTGAATCATCTAAAAATGTAGCATCTGCGGACCATTTTGCAGAGTAAGGCGGATTCATAAGAACAGCATCAAAGGTATAAGGCTCATCTGTCGGCCAATCTTTGTTCAATGTATCCCCATTGCGTAACCGCATATCTTCTTTATTCACACCATGCAAAATTAAGTTCATCTTCGCTAGATTAAAAGTTGTTGTGTTTAGTTCTTGCCCATGATACTTTACACTTTCAGGATAGTTAATATAGTTTCGAATATTCAACATCAAGGAACCTGATCCCATGGTAGGGTCAAATACGCTAAATAATTTTTTGTCTTCTTGACCGATTGCGGCAATACGCGCCATCATATCAGATACTTGATGAGGTGTGTAAAATTCTCCCGCTTTCTTACCAGCTTCTGAGGCAAATTGACCAATTAAGTACTCATAGGCATCCCCAATGACATCTCCGTCATGACCGATTACATTGACATCATTTAGTTTCTTCAATACTTCAGTAATCGTGATGTTTCGCTGTTGATCATCCGATCCCAGTTTTTTCGATGTCAAATCCACATCATCAAAAAGACCGTTGAATTGGTCATATTTCGTAGACAAATCGATAAATGCTTTATTTAAGTCATTCAGCTGGAATGTGTTTTGTTTCGCTTGATTGGCTAATACATTGAATAAATACTCTGGCTCAATATCATAGCCCAAAGTATCCACTAACGTTTCAATCAAATCATTTTTGATCTCTTCATCCGCTAATAAATTCCGGTACAATTGCGTTTGTTTTTCTTGTGTGTTGTATTCTTCTAAAGATTCATCTGCGATTTCAACTCCTTTTAATATAAGAAGATCTTCATTCATCATAGGGCCTTCTTCCGGCCGGCTTTTAATTCTTTTTAAAGGCTTGTACATGTTCAAGCAAAAACATTGCAACTGTCCCAACCTTTTTAACAGGCTTGAGCTTCCGTGAAGTCACAAGAGTAGCTTAAACGTGCCAAGCAGCTATCCCGCTTCCGCTGCAGTCAAAACTTCTTTCTGGATAAACTTAATTCTTTCGCTTTCTTTCATATCGTCTTTCTCTCCACATTATAATGGTCCCTTTTAACAAGGTAATAGCAACGGCTATCATCAATACGGTATGCGCAATACTCTCAGATATACCTCAGTCGATCAGGTTAATTGCAACGATCCCAGTAATCAAAATGAGCAAAACGACAATATCTCATGAACTGTATAAAAATATTTTTTCATACTTATATAATAACTGTTTACAACCTTAAATAGGTATTGTGTAGAATAGGAATTAAGTTTTGTTTTTTTCATATAGGGCCCATTATGGAAAAAATCTCTGCAATATATTCAATCTTCCGAAAAGTTTTGCCGTTCTTTTTGAATGCTTCTTGCAGCAGAAACCGTGGCTGCAGCTTAAAATCCTTTATCTGCTTGCTCACCTTGAGCCATTTCAGCTGCTCATAGTATTTGGCTTCGGCCCGGCTATCGAACGTGATGCCTTCCATCTGTGTTTTTCTTGCGCCGTACTTATTTGCTGGCATGTGATGCCTCCAAAAGCTCTGGATTTTCGTAGATGTTGCCGATGACTTCAAATCTTTCACCACAAAATAGGGAATCACGAAGTGGATGGGTCCGTAAATCTCCCAAATATCCAATTACACAGAAACAGCCATCATCAAAAACTACTTCTGCAGAGTTCTCGCGTCCATCAACTACAATATCCCCTTCATAAATCTCTTGGCCGTTTTTGTCCTTTAATCCGGTGTATTGACCTATTGATTCCCATTCCACAGGAACATACCCTTGACGAACTGCTTCGATGTAAGCCAACTTGTCATCATAATTTATAACAGCATTACCATAAAACCATTTAACATCTCCGTAATCCTCAATCGGTTTACCCCGAAACTTGATTTCTCTCATTCTCCTTACCTCCCGTCAATCTGTTCCCATTGCTGAATCTGCTTTTCCTTGTACGGCGCCGTGATTATAATGGCCGGCAGCAGGATCACCGCTTTAAGCACTACGCATCAGCTCCATTTGTCTGATCTTTTCCTCAAGCACCCGGATAGCCGGTGTGAGGTCCTTGCCGCCCTTTTGTTCAGCAGGCCCGAACATGTAAATGCCGCCGATTCCGTTCGTTTTTTCATCCATTCCGCAACCCTGCCAATCTATGATTTAATTGCATTCTGTCGCCCTTGATGATCACACAATAATCCGCGCACATTTCGTAAATCCGGGTGCCGAGTGCCTCGTCTATATCAACCAGCTCTTCGATGTCCAATTCACTTGAGATAAGAACCGGTTTATGATTCAGATACCGATAATTGATGACGGAGTATGTCTGCTCCACCTGCCAATCGGTTGCCCGTGGTTTCTTAATCCGTCCATCTTTGGTGTTTGTGTACACAGGCTTGAACAGGTCATCTATGAACAGCACTTCAACTTCTTTCATGCGATTAAGTTTTTCTTCAAGCTTGTCAAAGTCATCTTTCAGATCGTTGAAGCCTTCCACGTAAGGAAAATACTGAACTGCGATATTTTTCGATTTAATCAGCTTGTTTGAAATAGCTGTCAGCAAATGCGTTTTCCCTGAGCCTGGCTGCCCCAGTAAAGCAATGCTGTTGCTTCGGGTGCCCCGGATGCTGTCAAAGTCTTTGTAGTATTCCACCGCAGTATCGTAAGTATCTTTCACGACAGCTGGCTTTCCTTCGGTTATAAAATTCTTGAACTTCAACTTCTCAAATTCAGCAGTTATGTCACTAGAATTCATCAGTTTCCGGATCCGCCGGCGCTCTATACATTTGCACCGGACCCAAACCTCATAGCCGTCTCTGTTCTCGATATATCCGAGCTGATCTTTGCATTTCGGGCAATCATATTCAGCCTTTTCTTCTGACCCGGCCGACCCCGCCGAAAATTGGGCTGACCTTTCTTGGAGCTTCTTCAGTATTGCTGCCATTGCCGCGTCTGTACTTTGCGTTTTGTGTGTTTCCATGTTGCCACTCCTTACTTTTGTTCTTGTTTGACTGGAGAATGCGCTGTACATAGGCAAGATTGCGAGCGTTCCGCGTTACTGCCTCTTTCATTGCCTCCAGCACCTTATCTTCGCCATAATCGTCTATCAAGCTATTAAGCTTCTCAGCCATGAACGATGATAGAAGGCCGAATCCCTCATCCTCGAAAAATGCAAATGCGTTACTCTTCATTTTCTTCTCATCCTCCTGCTGCTCTTCTTGTGCTGACTTCTCTTCCTGTACCGGCTCCGATTTCTTCCCGTAATTCTTGGTGTTTTGAAGTTTCACATAATCAACAATGGTGACAATGATCCCTTTGTTCTGCTTCAAGCGCCTCGTTTTGATAAAGCCTGATTCTTCTAACTTACTGAGCGAATAACGCACCTTCTTTACGTCAATGGAAGCTTCTCTCGCCAATTCAGCAACGTTGATCATCGCTTCCCCAACTTTTAGCGATCCAAATGGAGCGAAAGCAGCCTCTTCGAGTAAGCACATATAAATCATCTTTTCGCGCCTGTTTGTAAATTGACGAGAAGGGACAATAACATAACCCCAACCTTCCATATCCATGCCGCTCACCTACTTCCTTTCACACAGTGCTGTCATTCCGCTGATGCGGACTAAACGCAAACCAGGTTCATTTGTTCTGAGATAGCCTTCAACATAAGCACGGAACAGCTGCGCGCGGTTTGGCGCCCCTTCTGCCAGCCACTTATAACAGAAGGGGATGCTAACCTTAATCAAATGGGAGGTCATCGTCACTGATATCTACAGGCTTGCCGTCAAAAGGATCAGCATCCTGCACACTTGGTTTTTCCTCTGATACTTCTGCGTCAATGATTTCTGGCTCAGACATTTCGTCAGTGATGTCAATGCGCTCTCGTGCCTCATCGTCCTCAATGACAGCCTTCTGCATTTCCACTGACAAGATGCCCCATTTGCTCAGAATCGCTTTCAAAACTGTTTTTAATGCCATTGCATCCCAATCGTTTTTCCAGCCGAAGTCCGACTTACTAAACTTCTTTTTATGCTTTTCAACTTGCGCCTTTGTCCAATACACTGTTTTCCGGAAACCGTTTAAAAGCTCAAAGTAAGCAGCGTAACCAATAACCGCATCTGATTCCCGTTTTTCAAAATCAATTTCTATTTCCTCAGTTAATGGGTTCCACTTTTGCAATTCTCCTTCATGGACCGGTATGCAATTAATGAATTTATACTGGCCTGTACGCAAAGCCAGCTGAATGTACCCCTTGTACCCAAGCTGGAATTGGGCACGGCCGCCATACGGAACGATCCAGGCATAACCCAAGTTTTTATCCACTGGCAGATCAAGCGTAGCCGCCACCATAGCCGATGAAATTACGCTCATAGGCTCTGCCTTTTGGAGCATCTTTTCACCGTTGTAAAGGCTCAGAATTGACGCTGTGAATTGGGAAGCCCTTTTCCCTAGAACTTCTTCGAAACGATTCATGACTGCCGGAGAAGAAAGCAGACCTTTCATTGTTGTTCCTTGCTGTTGTGCTGGAGCACTGTTTTGTTTCTTCTGGATATTGCTTTTTAGCGATTGATTTGTAGCCATATTCAGCTAACCTCCTTGATTCCAAAGCGTCTAAATTGGACTTCTTTAGTGACTTTCTCGTATACGTCCGGAAACTGCTCTTTGAGTTTCTTAGAGTCGATCCGGTTAGTTGAAACTGACTTCCAGCTAGTTTGATAGTTTCCGATGAAGCCGTATTCTGCTTCCTTCATTTCGTGTTTGATCTGGTTTTCTAATTCCTTAGCCTGCAATTGAAGTTCATTGATCTGATCTTTCAGCTGCAAATACTGCTGAATGCGTGTTTTATTATCAGATGTAAGATCAACGACTTTGCCGCCTTCTGCCTCGGCATAACGTTGCTTGAGATATTCTTCTGCAGCACTCGAACCGTCAAGAACCGGTGCCTTTCCGCCCAAGACCTTGTCATTCCAAAATTCAATCTCAGCTTGAAAGATCATCGCAATGAGCTCATCATCACGCTCAATCTCTTTCCAAATGAATTTATTGCCGCCGATTAGGACAGCGAAGTACGCTTTTTTATATTCAGGCCCCAGCACTCCTAGATAATGCTGGACCTGCACAATATAGCTGTCGGGAATCTCGTCATCTTCCCACTCTTTCAGGTTGTATGCTGACGTGGTTTTGCACTCCAAAATGGCTTTTTCACCAACAATCATTCGGTCAACATTCGCCAATATGAAATCATGCTTAGGATGCTTGAGCATCGCTTTTCTTCGCCTTACTTTTTTTCCGCTACGAATCTCAAACTCTTTTGCAACAACGTCTTCAAGAAGTGAGCCAAAGTATGCAGCTTCACTGCCTGATTCGCTCACAGGTATCTGGCCTGTTTTGTCTAACCACAATTCAAACGGTGTTTGCCATTTGTTTATGCCTAAAATTATGGAAGCATCAGAACCGCCGATGCCCTTCCGTCGCTCAAGAAGCCATTCGTCCCGACTCATGTCCGCTGTCGAAGCGAAAACCTCTGCTTGCATCAGATCAGCCCCACCTTTCTTTTGTACTCTTCCGCACCAAGCCGCTGCCATTCTCGGTAGTTATCCATTGAAGGGAAACTAAACTGCGCTTTACCGTTTTTGGCGAATACAATTGAACCGCCGACCTGTCTCAAACGTTGCTGATCCTCCGGACGCTCGCTGAATGCTACTTTTACTGCTTTAGCCATTATTTAGCACCTGCTTTCTTCTCGTACATCTGTATAACTTGATGTGCTTCATGCTCTGATAGCAAACCGCCACCATTTAATCGCATAACTACTTTTCGTTTCGCTTTACTGAGTGGAGCTAAACCATGTTTTTTGAAAAGCATTGCTATATAGCCCTTTTGTCTGGGTGTTATGAAACGGGGGCTATAAACTCGATCATCTTCTCGCAGATAAGCGTTCAAGTTAGCTCTCAACTGCTCACCCTGTTTTACTGCCATATGAAGAGACATGTTTTCTTTATAGACCTCTTTCATATGATCTAATTGCTGTTTTAAATACTCGTTTTCTTGCTTTAATTGAGATTCAGTCACATCCAACAACCTCCATTGATTTTCATGAGGCGTTTTGGTATAATTAAATAACTATTTAAGTCAAAACGCCTTACTGAGTCCACTCTGCCAAGTGGGCTTTTTTATTGCTCATTTTTAAATTTGAAGCCAAGCTGCTCCCTGAGATAACGATCAAGGTTCTCTCTCAAGATCACCGCGCCGCAATCAATTACATAATCATCGACTGGGGTAACTTCATCCCCGAAAAAATCCTTTTGTGTTTCTGGCTCAGTCAACTTGTCGTGCCAGTTGTTTAAAATCATTGGATTTTCGATCATTCATATTCTCCTTTCTGTAATTTGCTGTGCGTTCATCCCAAATCAAGTGTAGTTCGCTATGATTTCGGATTCTTTCACACCATGCTCTGACTTCCAACGCTGTTGCTGGTTTGTGTACAAAGTGAACCATCAGCCTAAGCTCCTGCGTACCAATGACAAATCAATGCCTCGCTTTTGCATTTTCAATGCCGTATCATATAACAACCCTTTATTCGAAATGCGTTTTAAATCCTCAATATTCGCTTTAATACTGCCAAGAATATCTAAAGCTTCTTCGTAATCACCATCTTTTAAAGAGGCCAGTAATAGATCAGCCATACTTTCAACTGAATCTGATTTTCGTTTTGCCACTTCTACATCGGATTTCAAAAATTGATTGAGTTTCATACGAGCATAGCCTGCCTTTCCTCTTGTTTTGACATTGCAACTTGATCCATTAACGCTTTACGTGTCCACTTTTCCGCCAGCTCCTGCATCTTTAGGCCATGACTTCTAGATAGGGCATAAAAGAGAGTATCAATAGCTGGTCCGAGATCAAGAATCTCTTTAAGATCACTCATGGGAAGAGCCTCAACCCTGCCCGGCCGCTCGTTCGCCAACCACAGGGCGATATTTTCAGCAGCCTCAAGTGATTCTTTTGTTTGCTTCATAAAATTGATGAGCGCTTTGCTAGGACTTACATTCAACGCCGGATCGACTGGCGCAGTCGCCCTCGGATGGAGCCGGAACAAGTAATGCACAAGGTCAATGTGTTCATAAGCTCCGCATACCTCAAACCACTTGATGCAGAGTTCAGGCGTTAGTGTGCTTAGACCATTTTCGACCTCAGATACATACCGCTGATCCTTGCCGCCAAGTAACTGTCCTAATTGGAATTGAGTAAAACCAATTGCCTTTCTAACCTCCCTCATAATTTTTGGTAAATTATCGAGTTTATACGGGTTGTTCGACATATGTTCGCCTCCTGTTTCACGGGGAATTATTTGGTAAAATTTAATTAATGAAGGAACTAGCTCGCTTGCTGTTTCAGCTTATTGATGATGAAGGCTTGTCCCTTCGGAGTGATGCGCATTGTTAGCCAGGACTTCGGTGTGCCGTTTACATCTCGCACCCCCTGTGCGATTTCAAAGTAACCGCGCTCGATATATTCCTGGTATGGCTCATTTCTGTTGGCCATGATCATCTTCCATTCGCGCAGCTTCTGAAAGAGCCGTTTCTCACCGATAACAATGCCGTTTTTACAAGCAAGCTTTGCCAGTTCACGAACAAGCATTGATCTTTCTGATGCCATACAACTCTGTGCAAAGTTGACTAATGGTTCTTGAATCTTCAATGTTTGTTCAAGTTGCTGCCGTTCTTCCTGCTCGCTGATCCATCGCTTTGCCCGGCTGACTGGATCTTCGATCATGTAGGACGGCTGAGTCATTTTTTGCAACTCTGCTTCCATGCGGTTAAATTCCGCAATGTATTTTTCTTTGAATATCGCTGCCTTTGCGCCTGTATAACCAAAAACTAAAAATGTGAGTCCATCACGTTTGATTAGATATTTTTTATAAGTGCGGTTTTTATTGTCCTGATATTCAACCTCCGCAAAATTGTGGAGATTAAATTCTTTGCTAGAATCAAGGTTTCTGATGTCACGCAAAACCGTGTCATGACGTTTTCCGAAGACTTCTGCGACAGTAAGACTATCTGTTACTACTTGGTTGCCTTCAATAAAAACGAGTTGATTCACGCTGTTGCCTCCTTGTGAAAATACTTTGTATTTTCTTCAATCCAACGGGTGTTTCGTTCGATCCATTTGATAAGTAAATGTTTCGGTATTTTCTTACCAACCTCATTGTTAACCGGAAAATCTGGCCGAGCCATCAGCTCAGACATCTTCGTTGGGCCGCACCGTAGAACTTTCATAGCTTCTTCCCTTGTAAGAACAGGAGGGAGTTCATTCAGTGAGCCAAGACGTTCAACAAGCAATTCAATTGCTCTGTCAGCAATCTTTGCAGCAATCTGATCTATGAATTGTTCGTCGTACTGCATAGTGAACATATCTTTAACCTCCTATGCTGAATTTGATTTACGTTCATTACTCGAAACGCGTAGTGTTTCATCAAAAAAAATAGTCCAATGAAAATCAAGAACCTGTGAAATAGCTTTCGCTGTCGGAACTCCTGCATTTCTTTCGCCTTGTTCAATGGAAGCGTAAGTCGTTCGAGCAATGCCAGCTTTATCAGCAACGCCTTTTTGAGTCAGTCCCTTTGATAAGCGTTTGTGTTTTAGCCAATCTCTTGTTTTGACAGGCATTTCTTTCACCTCCATGACTCATTTCGTGTCGTTGAGTTAAATATACTACGCATATCGAGTCTTGTAAACCCTTTTTCAAAAAAAAATACTCTTTTCGAGTAATTTATATATACTACGCTAATTGTGTAGTTATAATATAGTTAGTTCCACAAAATGCGAGAGGCGATATCTATGAATTTTTCAATTAGACTAAAAAAACTCCGTGACGGGAAAAAAATGAATCAACAAGAAGTTGCTGATAATTTAGGAATTGCTCGTACAACATATGCATCTTACGAACAAGGTAAAAGAGAACCGGATCACGAAACCCTTGTGAAAATCGCTAATTTCTTTGAAGTAACAGTTGATTATTTGCTGGGGCACCAGCCTAGCAGCAAACCTGTTGTTCATGAAGAGAAGGCCCCTTACAAAGTTACGGATGATCCAGATCTACAAATCGCCTTTAAAGATGCATCTGATTTTTCGGAAGAAGCGCGTAGACAGGCTATTGATTTTATCAATTACCTAAAAGAGAAAGAAAAAGCAAAGGGTCGTAAATCTCTACATCCAGAGAGCGAATGACACTTCTTTAAGCAAAAGTATTGCAATGACTAATCTATATTTATTTAGTTATTCTTTAGTTATTTAGTTATTAATAGAAGTTTCCCAAAAAAGTCTAATGGTAACTAATGTAATCCAATTCGTGTACCAATGTAAATAATTACAAGTGTTCAAACCCTTATGTATCAAGGGTTTGAAGAAATGCCCGTCTCCCAATGGTGTGCCACTGGTTTCCCAACCGTATCCCATTGGTGTACCAAAAAAACGGGTATCTTCTTTTAATTTTTCAATGACATTTTTTTATAAAAAGGGGAAATTACAGTTGGCATTTTTATTTGAAAATGGTGAGGTTTATAATTGTCAGTTTAAAAAAACGATGAAGGCCTCTAAAAACTTTGTGAAAACATATGAAGCAGCAAAAACTATTCTTGATGAAAAGAACGAGACTATTCATGAACTCGTTTGCGGGTGCATGAAAGGTGACTCATCTTGGGGGCTTTTTATTGCAACTGAAAATCTCGTATATTTCATTGTCTTGAAGAAAAAGCAACCTGTTGTAACGCAATGGTCATATGAAGAGATTATAAAGATTTCAATCAACCGAAAACCTATGATTGGATATAAAATCGATTTGCAAACAGTTGATGGTAGTCTAAACATCAATTCAATATCAGAAGGCGACATCGAAGGACTCCATAAGTTTGTGGAATCAAAAATAGCTGGCAATGAAGAGAAACACCAACATCAACTAGAAGAACTCAAGAAGAATATTAAGGAATACTACTTTAAATCTGCCAAAACGACAGTTACTTTGGATGGCAACTTTGTAAGAGTTGCAAGAAAAGGTGCAGTTAACACCATTACACGTGGTTACAGTGGTGAGAAGTCATACAGAATTAGTGAATTAACAGGCGTTCAAATTAAAAAGCCTGGTTTAGTCACATCTGGTTATTTTCAATTTTTGACCCCAGCTGCAAATGAAACAAGTGGATTATGGGATGCTATTCAGGATGATAATTCTTTCGTATTTATAAAAGATGAGCTACCAATGGTTTTAGAAATTCAAAAGTATATCGAGGAACATCAGTCCGCACCTGCGCAATCAGCAGCAACCACGGCAGCTGCACCGACACCAAGTATTTCAGCAGCCGATGAGTTGAAAAAATATAAAGAGTTATTGGACATGGATGCTATCACTCAAGAAGAATATGAAATCAAGAAGAAACAATTACTTAATTTATAATAGCCCTTTTATCTTGGGCTTTTCTTTCACACCAAAAACAGAACATACATTCCCATCTTGGCGGTGTTAATTATGGCTATTCAGTTATCACACTTAGAAGAAGAAGTGAAAAAGATCTATCTCAAATTAAATATGCTTACTCCTGAAGAGATAGATATGGAGCGCATTGCAGCTACTTTCGAAATATGGATTCATTACGAGGAGACCGCCAGCAGCATGTTTTGCATAAATGGTCTCTATAGTATGGTGTTGGATTCAAGGACATCTCGTCAGCAGCAATGGGAGGACTTTGTTCATGAACTCGGCCACGTGATTAAACACTGTGGAAACCAATTCAATATGAATCGCATGTTCCGACAGTTGCAAGAATACCAGGCTAATAGCTTTATGTATCATTTCTGTGTGCCGACATTCATGCTTGAAAAAATTTCGTTGCCGCGCATGCAGTCAGAGGCTATAAAGTTAATAGGTGACACTTTCAATGTAACATATCCTTTTGCTACTAAACGGCTGGAAATGTACAGAAGGAAACAGTTTTCATTCATGATGTATAAAGAACTCTATAAAACTATTCAATAAAAATGAGGTGAGTAAATTGTACTTTGAAGAATTAGTAAAGGGAAAGAAGTGGCTCGCTGTCGGTGACGGTCCAAGAGATCCGGTCACCGGAAAACGCAAACAAATAGCAAGAAGAGGAAAGACCAAAAAAGAGGCTGAAAAAAGGGTCCTTGAGGCTATTGCCGCTCTTGTAGAAGACGGCATAGATGAGTCTATCGTGAAAAAGATGACATTTGAAAAGCTGGCTGCTGATTGGATTCGTGATTATGCACTTACGACTGGCAACAAGAAAGGCACCATTAGGATTAGAACAAAAGAAATTAAAATTCTCAACCGATATATTGCCAAAACAAATATTGCAAAGATCACAACAAGAAAGTACCAAAAAATATTAAATGATCTTACGGAACAAGGCTATGCTCGGAATACAATAAGTGGGGTCCATACTACAGCAGGGCTGATTTTTAAATATGCCATACAACAAAAGCTATTGAAACATAGCCCAACTGAAGGTGCAGTCGTTCCGAAAAAACGTTTAACTGTAGAAGATATCGAAAATAACCCGATAGAAGAAAAGTATTTTGAAAAAGAGGAACTCGAAGAATTCCTTTTGACTGTGAAGGAATTTGGATTAGATATGGATCTTGAAAGATTTTATTTACTCGCTTTTTCCGGAATGCGTTCAGGTGAATTATGTGCCTTAAAATGGACCGATATCAATTTTGAAACCAATGAAATTCGTATAACCAAAACCATATACTCAGAAAATAACAACATGAAAGAGTATGAATTGGTCCCACCTAAAACAGCCGGCTCAGTCCGTACAATCGAAGTAGAAGATCAGATCATGGACATGCTAAAGGAATATCAAATGCGACAGAAAAAAAGAAGGCTTCAGTCACGCATAAAGCCAGAGGAATACCATGATGGAAATTTTGTTTTTGCGAGAGAAAATGGATATCCATTCCTGCCTAAAAATATCATTGTGCGTATGGAAAGGTTACTCGAGAAAACATCTATTAAGAAGCATGCAACACCTCATATTTTCAGACACACACATATCAGCATGTTGACCGAAGCCCGGGTAGACATTACAACGATCATGAAAAGAGTTGGTCATGATGATATGAAAACCACAATGAGAATTTACACACACGTTACTGAAAAAATGAAAGAGGATGCTTCGCAAAAAGTCCAGAAGACTTTCGGAAACATCCTCAATATCGGGATTTCATGA